ACCTGCATTCATTACATTATTACCAGTATGGTTTATTTCTTGCATCCATGTTTCTAATGCAGCTCGTTCTTTTCCACCCTCAGTTTGAATGATTGTTGTAGATAAATCTCCAAAAACCATGTCGCCTGGAATTTTAACTGTTCTTCCAAAATACTGTCTTTCAATTGGAGTTACAGTCAGGGGTGGGAGTGCAGACACTCTACAAAAATATTTCATATTGTCAAATAATGAAGAAGATACTCCATCTGGAGCAGAAGTTACTGTCAAATCAAATAAACTTGGACGGGCGCCCCCCGAAGCGAGCGCACCTTGAAATGTTGATAAATTAAATGCCATTTGATTTCTCCGATTATTATCGTTTTAATTATTTATATCAAACAGCACCTACAACCTCAGAAAATTCAACACCAGAACGAACGGCGACAAAATTCAACTGTATGAAGTTGATAGCTCTTGATGGTTTAATAAAAATGTCTCCTCTAAATTGATTAGAATCAACAACTTGTGCTGTATTATTTGAAGAATCGCAAATAACACGGAAATCGGTGATTCCACCTCTTCCTTGAATATCACGCAAGAAAGGTTCAACCATCGAAACAAACTGAGAACGAGTAAATTCATCATTGAATTCAAACAACTGGAATCTTGCAGCATTTGCAATTGCTTTTTCCAAAAGGATGAATAATCGTCTTACGTTGATGCGATCAAATGCAGAAGGTTTTGTCAGTTGCGTTTTATCACCATAAAGAACTGTACCTTCGCCTGGGAAGGTAACAACTGGATTCACTTGTGCAGCATAGAGTTTATCTCTTTCTGCTAGTTTTGGATTATAAGGAAGTTTTACAACACCCTTGATTTGTCCTCTTGTAAAACCACCTGGCGAGAAGAAAGGATCTCTATCAGCATCTGTTCTAGCACAAAGTCCAGCAATGTCACCATTTAATGGAACATAACGGAATTTGTCGTTGTGTTTATCATACTGATATTTCCATCCAGAATCCATAACTGCATAAGAAGAATTCATGTTGACTGTATCACGATATCCAGTTACATTGTCAGTTGCAGTTGAAGAATCAGTAACACCAACAACATCTGTTTTTTCTGGTGAGAAGAAAACAACGCAATCTTTGCGATATTCTGCAATATTGTTAATTACGTGTCTGATTACTGTTGAATTATGATCAGCAGTTGTTATTAAAGAAACATCAGTATCCTCTGCTGATTTCATTTTATCGTAAGCACGAATAAGATCTGCAGCCGCTGGGGCCGTTCCATCAGTCCCACCCTGAAAACTTATAGATAGAGGAGCATGTGGGCAGAAAAAAGCATTATTTGCAGTACCACCTGTTATATTTGCAATTTGTGCAAGAGCAACAGTTGATGTGATCCCCCAAGCATGAGTAACTGTAGAACCAGTTCCAGAAGAATATGTTACCTTATTTGAACTTCCGGCCATGTCAATTGTTTCAGTAGCATCTGTTCCATCTACTTCAGGTACAGTAAAGATAGGTTGGTCTGCAAACCAAACATACTCTGAATTTTTATTCAAATAATTTGCATAATAAATATTTTCCCCATCAGCACCTTTTGCATCTTTTATAACTGAAAGATTGGGATGTATTTCTAATACTTCATTTTTTGTACCTGACCAATCACCATCTTCGTCAATAATTGCAACATGAATTTCATCAAGTTCAAGACTTTTATCTTCTGCAAAAGTTGTAGTAGTTGGTGGACCTTCTGCAAACGCTCCTGAATATTCCCATTTTCTCTCATATGTAGCTGCAGTATTAACACCAATGAATTTTTCAGAAACAGTTAATGCTGTGTCACTTGTAATTGTGGATATTTTTCTTTCTTCTCCACCAACTACAATCAAATCACCTACAATAAATTGTGCTGAAAAAGCTGTGGCCGTTCCAGTTACCGATTTAGAATCTGCAGCGGTTGTTACTGTTCCTGCCGTTTCTGAAGAGGTTTGTGAATAAACTGATCGTTTTCTTCGTGTAGTTGTTGCAGCAGTACTAATATTTGCTTGTGTTCCAGATATTTCTTCACCTGTAGCTGCAAGGTCGGTAGTAACAGATGTGACAACAATACCAGTACTTGCTCCTGTGATATCTAAAACATCCCCTACTCGCAATTCATCGCCAAAGTTTGTTGATGTTCCTGCAAGAGCACTTGTTGATAGTGTCCATGCAACTGTTCCTGTTAAAGTTGCGGATGGGCGATCAGCGGGACAATAAGAAATTTTAAAAGTATTTCCAAGTTCTCCTGCCCATTTTGCTGCGGCTGATGCACTCCAACTTGTAGGTACACTACCACCAAAATCTGGGTCATAATTGTTATAATAATCTTCTGATGTTTTTACCTGAACGTTTACATATGTCGCTGTATTTGCAGTAGCATTCTTAGGTGCAGCAGCATTGTCTGTTGTAGTGTTCGCTGCACGTACTACATTTATTGCATTAGAATATGTTAAGAAATTAGCAGCAGTAAAAAATTCTTCATAGTTATCATCATTTGGTTTTTGAAAAATCTCTACCAGATTATCTTCGTCCGTGATTAACTTTACTTCTTCAATTGGACCCCAGCGAAACCTTCCTGACAATCCGCCAGTTGATGTTCCAGCTGCGACTACTACATTAGTTAAGTCTATTTCTGAGGTGTTAACGCCGGGACTTACTAGAAAGGCCATTGTGTTCTCCGTAAAATATTGTGAGTTTTTATACGTTAATTAGATTACTCTACAGAATATTTATAAATATCAGTAATTGATGAATAATATTTAGTGTACGGTAAATATGAAGTTTCCTCAAAAAGCAATAAATCGTTTCAATATAAAAGTCAATAAATCAGATAATTGTCATAATTGGAATGCAGCCAAACAAAAACAAGGATATGGAATGTTTTCCTATGATGGAAAATCTATGCCTGCACATAGATTTGCATATCTTTTACACAATGGAAATATTGAAGAAAACATGGTTGTTCACCAAACTTGTGAAAATAATGGATGTGTAAATCCAAACCATCTCATTCTTCAAACAAAAAGTCAAAACAAAAAAAGTTATACTTCTGTACGTATCAGTCGTGAAATGATAGAAAAAGAAAGTGTAAAATTTCTTTATCGACTACGTAACATTAGACCAGAATTAGAAAAAGAAATAGATTCTCTTCTTGCATTATTAGTTACTGAAAAAATAAAAGATGATGAAGATGATTTTGGGTTTAAATCAGAAATCAAAAAGACTGATTATCTCTAAAAATATTCAAATTGATTTTTATCACCGGCCGGAACCCAAACATTTTTGTCGCCAGGTATAGAATATTCATCGGGGTCATTTCCATCTTCAATAAATCCAAATGGAACCAATTCCTCTTCTATTATTTTCATTTGTTCTGCAAACATTTTTTCACGAATATCTTGGTCAGTCATTTCTCTAAAATATCGTTGTTGTACCAACCAAGAAAATAATACACAAGTCATTACCAAATCATCATGAGCACCATCATCAGCTTCCCATGATGTATTTTTTCCAATAAATGTTGTCATCTCACTTATTGTATCAAAATCATCAATAAGTAAATTATCTCTTTCTATTAAATCTTTAAGAGTTGCACATCCAATTCGTTTGACTTGTTTTGTTGTACGAATTCCCATCGATACATTTTTCGCAAATCCCCCTCCAATTTGTTGGCCGTTTCTTCCGTGCATTGTTACCATCATCATGTTTTCGTATTCAAGATCATGATAAAGTATGTCAGTAACTTGTTGGCCTATATCATTGACTTCCACTAAAACAAACGCTTCATTATATTTTTGAGCAGTTGTATAAATGATGTTTGGATACAACATTGGTGAAATATCATTCTTACGATACTTTGCAACTTGTCGATATGGTTGTTTTGTTACATCAAATACTGAAAATGCAGAATAATCAAGACCCACCCCTCTTGCGACATCACATATCATAACGTATGTGTGGTTGGATATTGGTTCTTGATATACATCCAAACCATCGTTTATATAAACTGGTTTCTTAAAAGGCATCGACATAAGTTTTTCGGTAGAAATGAGGGTGTTAGAACTTCCTAAGAATGAGCAACTAAATTCTTGTTGAAACTGTCTTTCACTCGTATTACGAATCGTCTTTTCTTTCCATGCTTCATCTCTGCCTGGAACCTGTGACCAGTGAACCGAAATCGGTGAATAATCGTTATTTCCTTCTTCAGCGTCCGTCCATAATTTATAAAACATATTCATGCCGTTTGGAGTAGAAACGATGAATACTTTTGTAGTTTTACCAGATGAAATTGTAGGATATACTGAAC